GGTGCTTTGTTAAGCATACCTTGTTGAAAATCTGTTATTTCTTGTTCTTTTTCCATTAGGTTTCTACGAGATGCAGCTTCTAAATCTTCTCTTAATTGAGCTAATAGTGCTTCTGCTTCTGCAGCTCCTTCACTTCTTAAAGTGTCTCCATCTAATGTTGTTTCTGCTCCAGGAATTGGAATACTTGAATACTTACTTCTAACTGAACCTAACACTTGTTTTACTAATGAAAGAGTATATTTTCGAATCCATTGTTTGCCTGGGTCATTTATTAATTCATAGGTCATATTATTATAACCCATATTAGAAAAATCTGATACTGCTGATGAAGTTGCTAGTGTATTTCTATCTGATGTTTCTATATATTGAAAATAAAGCTTGAATTCATTTTCTGGTGTTGGATGTATTCTTAGTTTGTTGTTTATCAATTCAAAAGAATACATAGATTTTCTTATAGTATCATCAAACTCTACTTGCTGTATTTTTAGAAGGTCGTCATATAAAGGCATTGCTAAATAAGATATACCTGCCATTGTACCTCCCCAGCCAAAAGAATTAAGTGCTAGCTGAGAACCAAATTGTGGGTCATAATGTCTAGCCTGTGCTGGTACCTTATGATGAAATACTCTTTTTATTTCAATGTCTGTTCCAGAAACTGATTGACTAAATACAGCTTGGTCATCTAAATCGTATTCTTGAATATAGCTACCACTGTGTGCTGGGTCAGCAGATTGTGTTGTTGTTATATATCCTGTTTTCCAATCAACCAATCCACCACTTCCTACTTCTGTACCATATTGTTTTGATAATCCTATTAATCTTCCTAAGTTAGGAGTTATTGCTTTATGCGTAAAGTTTGAGGCTGTTGAATTACCTTTTGCACTTAACAGATTTTCTCTTATATTAAATCTATTTACTTGCGCACCATATTCTGTGACTGCCTCTTCGAAACAAGCATAAAATTGAATATCTTGTAGTTCTATATCTGTAATAGGATATCCTAATCTTCTAGCACACCAATCTGCAGTGTTTGCAGATGCTGTACAATATACATCTTCTGTATCATATAATCCAAATGGTGTATTACCTGCTACTGATGCAACGTTTGCCGAGCCGTCATATATAGTTATATTCATAAATTTTTCCCTCAGTTATGGTTTTATATAAATATCAAGTACGCAGCTCTTTAACTACATACCCATTAACAAATCGAATACTTCGTCAATTGCTGGATGTCTATGATTATCTAATAGTATTCTTTTATAGACATATTCTGAATCGGCAACCTTTGCTATATCATGTATTGCTGAATAGTTTTTATCTTTCAAATCTATCTGTTGATTGTCACCACAGAATATCATTGTAGAACCTTTTCCTAGTCTACCTAGTGCCATTCTCAATTGAGAGCGAGTTAAATTTTGAAATTCGTCTACAATTACAACAGAATTTTCAAACGTTCTACCTCTAAAGTGAGCTAATGATACTAATTCTATATCTTCATTATCTTCCATTTTCTGCAATATAAGTGGCTTGTTGTATACCTTTCTCATATTAGAACGTATAGGTACCAACCAAGGTTCCATTTTTTCTTTTTCACTACCAGGTAAAAATCCATTATCTTCTGTAGAAACAGTTGGTCGTGTTATAATAATTTTATTAATCATTCTCTTGAAAAACATATCCAATGCAACCTGGCACGCCAATAGAGTTTTACCTGAACCTGCCTTTCCTACTATAAAATTATATGGATGGTGAAGCATTGCCTGCTTTGCTGCTTTCTGTTCATCTGATAAAGTTATTGAAAATTTAACGTTTCCTTTAGGTGGTTTCTTTTCTATATTCTGTCTTGCCATAACATTACTCCGTATTTCTTTAGTATAAATATGTAGATATAAAAAAAGCCCTACCGAAGTAGGGCCTTTAATATAAACAACTATTAAGTTATTATCATCTATTAAGATGGTAATGAACTTACTGAATCCCAATTAGTTGAGTCAACAGTGATAGTACCAAAGAAGTCGTTTCTTACAACTTTCTTAGCATATCTTGTCATCACACCTTTTCTTGGAGTAAAGTTAGTTGGGTCATAAACTAGTGGAGTCATGATTAACGGAATGTATGGAGCAAATACAGCACCAGTTTCAAGGAATTGACTTCCTCTATATCCCATTAAGATGTCTTTACCTGTCCAGTATGGATTTTTGTATATTGTCCATCTGTTAGATAAAGAACCAATAGCAGTAACGCCCATTGCGAAGTTTCCTGCAGTACCATCAGTATTAGCAGAGAATCCAGCAATTGACTCTAAGTATGTAGCAACCTGTGGTGAACATACAGCCCAGTTAGCTCCACCTCTCATAGTTGATTGATGTATAGCATTAGATACAGCTTGCATTTTAACACCTAACAATGCGAATAATTCATTGTAAGTAACGCCTGCAGTACCGATAGCCGGTGCAACAAATGTACCTGCATCGAATCCACCATTTGCAGCAGCTTCTTGTAGCATTCCAAGGATTTCTAAATCGATTTCCATTGTAATGTACTCTGATAACATAGAAGTTAATTCAGCCTCTGCATCAATTGAATGATATGCATTCAAATCTTGAGCAAATTCTGGTGACCATTTAACTTTAAGCTTTCTAGTCTTAGCAACTAAAGCCTCGTTAACTAGGTTAACTTCTAGTTCTGGAATTTCTAAGTTAGTTCCACTTCCGTCCATTTCCATGATATCTCTATCTTCGAAATCACCTCTTAAGTTTGCAGTTGTAGTGTTCTTGTAGTAGTAAAGTGCACCACCAGCGTTTGTATCTGCAGTGACAATAGCAGCACCTGAAGTAATTTCAGCAAACGTTACAGTTGTACCAGTATGTGCAGTCACCTCGAATACACTACCAGCACCAGAACCACCAGAACCATCGTTAGTAGCATACCAAGAACCAACAGTAGCCCAGTCAGCATCAGTTACGACTGACGCAAGGTCAGCTGCACCAGCAGTCCACGTAACACCTGCTAAAGAACCAGATACTTTTGCTAATGAATATCCAGCAGCTGCAGCAGCAACTGAACCAGTACCAGCAGAGTAAAGTCCATTGTTTAATGAAGCTTTACCTTTTGAAGTAGTGTTTCCGAATAATGATGAACCAGCACCTGAAGTAGTCGCTCTACCTTTAGCTGTTCCGTATTTGAAGTCTAACCAGAAAACTAGACCAGATGGTAAGTTCATTGGTTGAACCGAAACGAATTCCTTTGCAGATAATTCGCCAAAGATTCTTCGTACTAATGGAAGTGCAACACCATTCCAATCTTCTGCATTAGCAGCTTGTGTAGTGCTATTTGCTTCAGATATAAGTTGCTTAGCTTGGTTTTCTAAAAGAATTGCAGTATTATGCTTGTCATACTCTGCACCGATTCCTTCTAAAAGACCAGTCTTTTCCCATTTAGTCACAAGACCTTTTGTTTCCGCACGTTGCTGCTTAAATGCAGCTTGCGAATCTTGTAATAAAT